AAAAATGGAAAAAAAGAGGTAAAAATCCTGAGGAGCGATTAGCTCTTTTGGACAAAGGAGAATATACTGATATTGATACAGGTCTTAAAGGGTCTCGTTATCTCCCACACATATCAACTTGGACAGATAGGGGTAAAGAACTTTTACAAGGTGTTGGGGGTGGTCTAGCTAACATTCCTGATCTTGCAAGTAATTATGTGGCAGCTCCAGTTACATTTTTAGGTTCAAAATACGCTAAAGCTCATGGTAAAGTATTAAATTCTATCGGCGCAGAAAGTTTGGGTAAATATGCTAATAATATTGGTGAAGATTTACAAAACTTATCTGATAAATATTGGAATCAAAACCTTAGTCATGAAATTAAAAATTCAAAAGAATTAGCAACAAAAAATAGAGATGATAGAGCAGCAATGCTTAGAGGTGCTGGTGAATTTGCAACTGATTTGATTCCCGCAAATGCTATAGGTACTGGAGCTAAATATCTTGCAAGAGGAGTTAAAGTAGCTAAACCAATTGTAAAAAAGGGAGCTAAAGTAGCTGAACCGTTTATAAAAAATAAAATAACTAAGCTTGCGCAATGGTGGAAAGAACCTAAGTTAGCAAAGGTGGTTAATTTGTTAGATACTCCATTAACAGGAAAAAATATAGCAGGATTCGCAGGAGCAGGTACTGGTCATGGGTTTGTTAATACTGATGAATGGGGAGATAAAAAACCCTCGCAAGGTATGCTCTATGATGTGGCAACAGATATAACTCCAATGACAATTGGTGCTATTGCAGGCGAAGGTGTTTATGGTGGAATTAAAGGTGCAGCTAAAGGAGTCCGTAGCGGATTTAAAGCTATTACAAATAAGAATCCTAATAATCTTTCATTAACTGAAAATTGGTTAGCAAAAAGAATAAATAAAGGTAATAATGAATTGGATGAGAATTTTATAAAACTTGGTGAAGAAGAATTAAGTCCATTTAATATTTATGAAGATAATAAAGTGCCGTTTAAAATTGCACGAAATAATCCCACGGAAGAATATCAGAAATTACTTCCTGAAATGAAAAAAGGAATTGGAGATGATGTTTATCAAATGTTAGAGAAAAACCTCGGAAAATATGATGGGCATAATCCAAGTTCTAACATTAGTCATTTGGGTAATTTACTTAGAGATAAATTATTAAATAATTACCACGATGTTAAAAAAATTAAAGACCATAAATATTGGATACGTAATGAATATGTAGATCAAGATGATTATGTTAAACCTGTTGCGACAGCCCAAGCAATAAAAAGATTACTTACTCTAACACGTGTTCCTGTAGGTAAAGGATCTGGTATAGGTAAATTGAATGATTATGTTACTTATTTGAATAATACTATAGGTCAGCAAAGTAAATTAGGTCTCCAAGATATATTAAATCAAAAACGTGCAATTGGACAAGTTATTAACAGTGCTCCTGCTGAAATAGGTGGGTTAAAAAGCAGAGAGTTAATGTTATTACGCAAGATTGACGAAGCAATAGATTTTGATTTAGAAAAAAATTCTTCAATGCGACATTCACAATTTATGAACCGACATATTGATGCTAATAATTATTACAGTAAGTCTTACAAACCTTATCAACAAAATAAAATATTTAAAAAATTAATTAATGATTTGAATGTTGAAAAAACATTAGAAAATGCAGTAACTGATCGTAATAAAGTTTCGGATTTACGAAAACTATTTGATATGGAGACTCCTCGTTCTCTAAATGAAGAGGAGTTCTTAACTTCAACAAAACTTGGTGAAAAGAATGCGTTTAACGATTATGGGCTTTCTAATTATACTAGAAGAAATAATGACTTTAATAGGGCTGAAAGTACACGTTCACCTAAAGAGGATTTTAAAACCATACAAAGATTAGTATCGCAAAAAAGACTTTTGAATGGTAATGAAAAAGAATTTGATATTACAAAAATGTTAAATGAAATTGATAACAGCCATTCAAGTGGATTGTATACACCAAACATGGTGAGTTTTTTAGATAAAAATATTCGCACAAGAGCAAATAAGTATAATAAAATTATTGAACAAGATTTAAAAAATAAATCAAATTTAAATTCTTCAAATGAACATAAAGATTATCATCACAATAAATATGATATAACAAAACACCTTCATAATTGGCCAACATTAGCAGGCGGAGCAATTGGAGCTACTTATGGTAGCTATATAGGGGGTCTTATAGGGGCAACTGCTGGTGGAGCTTTAAAAGTAATACAGTCCCAAAGAGTGTATGATGCTATGACTAAAAAAGAATTTGTTGATGAATTAATAAGATTAGGTAGAATACCTAAAACTGAAAAACAACGTTTGACGAAAGAATTAAGTTCAAATCCAGTTTTAAAAACTGAATTAATTAACATATTATTCAAAAAAGATGATGAAAAAAATAACTAAGTGGTTTAATAAACATAAGCCTTTTATAAAAAATGTATGTATACTAATTGCATTTGGAAGATTAGTTTACAATGAACCAGAACTTGCGTATAAAATAATTGAATGCGCTACTGGTTATGCTATGTTACAATTTCCTAATTTTGAAGATAGTGTTGAGAAGTTTGATGTTTGAAATTAACATAATTTTTTTGTCTTATTATATCTGGTAAAAGAAAAGTTGATTCATGGTAAAATCAGCTTTCAAAAACTTATCTACTTTATCATTTTTCATTATTTCAATAAGTTAATATTTAAAAATAATTTTGACTTTATATATTATCATATAGAATATTTACTCATGTTCTTTCTCCTTATTTAGATATTTATCTATACCTAAAAATTTATTAACTTTTTTAGCACCATTATTTGCTTTATGTAAAAATTTGTTATCTTTTATATAATCATGGATAATTGCTTTTATTTTATCCTCCGTATTACCTATAGTTTTTACCACCCCATCTTTCTTAGTATCTTTTATGAAATCACTAATAAGTTCTTTTCCTTTATCATATCCTTTCACAGCAGTATCTTGTACGGCAGTAACTCCTTTATTTAAAAGTTCACCAGCTCTATTATATTCTCTTTTATCATTATATTTCTTTTTTGCATAAGGTGCAAATTCAGGAATATCACCCACTTCTTCTTTCTTTTTAACAGGACGCATAGCTTTAAGTTTCTCAAGGTTTTCTTCCCCTATACGTTTTAGTTTTCTTTCAGTTCTAGATTTTATATTACCTAATTCATACTGATGACCTTTTCTAGGTCTATTACGATTAACATTAGCTGGAACATTATCATTATCATCTGATTTTTTATTCAACATTTTATGCAATGACTTAGGATCATTTAATAAGACATTAACATCGATTTCATTTTCGTTGTTATTTACATTTACAGGTGATTTTTTGTTATTGGAAATAGATCTTTTCATGGATTGTGCTTTATTAAAATTTTCATAATGCTATAATACAATTAATTAGCACCATCAATCAAGTATAATCCATGAATTACGCTACTTTAACATCTGATTTACAAACATACATGTTACGTACTGACGAGCCTTATGTGGCTAAGATACCAGATATTATTGAACAAGGTATTATTAGGATCTATAATAACGCTAAAGATATTGGTTTTGAAATAACAGAATATTTCAATAAGAATTATGTATTAACAGAAGGAACATATACAATAAAAAAACCAAGTAATTGGCGAGAAACTGTTAGTTTATCATTAGTGACACCTACTAGCGATTTAATTTATTTATTACCTAGAACACTGGAGTATTGCAGAACATATCAACCCAATCTCAATGCAAAAGGTATACCTAAATATTATTATGATAGACTAGATTATCAAATTTGGTTTATTAGCCCTTCTGCAAATATTAACTATGGGGTAATAGTAGTTTATTTGGGGGTACCTTTATTTGACAATATAAATAATACTAATTTCCTAACTCAAAGATATCCAAACCTATTACTTTATTCTTGTTTAATGGAAGCTTCTTTATTTTTAAACAATGAAGAAGCTAGAAATAAATACGAAATGATGTTTGGTAAAGAATTAGAAACTATCAATAGGATGAATGTTGACAGAACTACTGACAGAACAATTGTGAGAGATAAATCATAATATGCGAGTACCTTTACTTTACAAAGCGGGTATCCTTAGAGATGGCACAACATTTCAAGATGAGTATTGTATTGATGGTCAATGGATACGATTTGTCGGTGGTAAAATAAAAAAGATGAAGGGACAAAGAGAATTAATAAACTCTCCTCAAAATATAAAATATTTAAATGCATTATTTGCAAATAATGCTACTTATTTATTTTATGCAACAGGGAATACAGTAAATAGATTAAATTTAAACCTGACTACTGATACATTAAGTAACGATATAGAACTACTAAATAATGGCGTTAATGTAGGTTTAGTTACATGGACATCTGTTGTCTTTATTAGAGACTTACAACCATGTATTGCTTTCTTGAGAACACTTAATGCAAATAATATGCTGGCTAATTATGCCGGTACGTTATCTTGGAAATTATTAAATAATGATGAAGTATTAGTAGCTGCACCAATGGGTGCTAACGCTAACTTAATATCAGGTGGAATTCTATTTTCTTCTCCGTGTTTATATTTATATGGTAATAACGGCACTATTCTTAGGAGTAGAACAAATGACCCTTTAAATTTTGAAGATGGTGATTCTGCCATTTATACTATATCTTCAGATAAACTTATTTTTGGTGCATCTGTTAGAGGTGGTAGCAATGCCCCAAGTTTTTTATTTTGGACAGCAACTTCAGTTATCTACTTAACAAACGTTGCTGATGGTAGAGATGTAGATATACCTGTAGATTTTCAAAAAGAAGTAATCACTAATAACTCATCATTAATGTCATCAAGATCAATAGTTCAATATGATAGCTTATTTTTCTGGCTAGGTACTGATCGTATATTTGTATATAACGGCATTGTAGACAGTATACCTAACACAATAAATTTAGAGCATTTCTTTGATAATGTTGACTTAGGTAAAAGACAACTGATATTTGGATATAAAATAGCTAGATATGGTGAAGTACGCTGGGCGTATCCTGAATATGACAATAGAAATAATCCTAATATCGGTTGTACTAGAGAACTTGTTTATAATGTTCGAGAAAATAGTTGGTACGATACCGCTATCCAAAGAGATTGTGTTACTGTTTATGAAGGAACAGGTGATATCTTTAGTTATGGAGATGCTTGTGTTAATTATCCATACAATTATGCTAATCGCTACACAAGAATATGGAGACAAGAAGTAGGTGTTGCAGAAATTAGAGGCGGAGGTAATGTTCCCATAAATACTATACCTATACCTTCTTTCTTTACTACTCCTTTTTATGGATTTGTAACGTTCAATCCAGCTAAGAATGGTAATGCAATTGAGAAATATATTGTATTAGATCAAATAGAACCTGATTTTCCTGTATCTCTACCATATAAACGTAGTGAATATGATACGCTTGAAATTACAGTTAATTATCAAAAGTATGCTGGAACTAGTATAACACGTACTACGCCTATTATTTTTAATTTAGCAAACTTACCAAATGAGGGTGAACCAAATTTAGGTAAAATAGATTTTAGAGTGCAGGGTAGATTTATGAACATTACATTTTCATGTAGTTACCCTTATGATGTTGGTACTGTTTTAATGAACTTTAAAGAAGGGGATAGTCAATAATGGCTCAATTACCTTTTCCACAATATATATCAGTAAAACGATGGGCAGCAGAATTAGTTAGAATATATAAAGAAGAGCGATTACCTGTCTTGTATGATGAGGAAAAATGGCAAGAATGGGGTAACATAGTAGCTGGAACAGGTGTTTTCAGAACTAATGCTATTCCTTCTACAACAACTGTAAAGAATGCAAAAAAAACAGATTCTTTTAAAAACTGGGAAGAATGGGCAAAGGCAGTATACATTATAATGATTAAGGTTAAACAGTAAGAATATGAAAAAGCAAAAATTAAATTATATATTAGAACAAGTACGTAAGAAAGGTCGTAATGGCGATACTATCTTAGCTCATATAAACCCATTAGAAGCTAAAATGCTTAAGGCTGCTGGTGGTAGTGGTACAATAAACCCTAAAACAGGTCTTCCTGAATTTGGTTTATTCAGTAACCCTAAAAAATGGTTTAAATCTGTTGCTGGCGGTGGAATTGGCGCAGTAGTTGGTAATATGGTTTTACCAGGTCTTGGTGGTATTATTGGTGGCGCAGCTGGTGGCGCATTTGGAAGTAAAGTACGTGGTCGCAAGGATGCAGGACAAGCAGCTCTTAGAGGTGCTGCAATGGGTGCAATGTTACCGACAGTAGCTGGGTTAGCTGGTACTGGAGCAAATGCCATGGGTGCTACAAACGTAGGACATGCGCTAACTAAATATGGTAATGTTAACGCAATACTTCCTTCCATAGGTCTTGGTGGTAATAGTAATACATCTATGCATGGTGGAAACGCCCTTATGTCAAAAATGTATGGTGCAAATAATAATGGATCTGCATTAGAAAATTACAACAGAGATCATATGAGTGGCGTTGGTGGCGTTGGTGCAGGTGATGATTATGACGATGATTTGAGTTTTACGGATAAACTTGGTAGAAATACTAAAAACTTTTTAACTAAACCTAAAAACTTATTATCACTTGGAACAACAGGACTTACTCTTTATGATAGAATGAATGCCCCTAAGCCAAAGAAAGAATTAACGCCGATACAAAGAGGGAAAGCTACTAAGGAAGAAATGTTAGCTGCAAGATTAACTCCTGCTGAAATGGCAGAGCAAGAGCAATATGAGTTGGTCATGGAACAAGCTCGTAGAAGAAATTCTCGTAAAAAATTCTTACCTGAAGAGAGAATAGATATTGAACCACTATATAATAGAGTAAGTTCACCACAAGAATATGCTCAGACTGGTAGATGGATAAATTATTATAATAATCCTAATTTTACAGGACAACCAATTAGATTCTAGATATGAAAAATTCAGTAGATTATGGACAACTTCAAGATGCTGCTAGAAAGATACTAGCTAGAGATTCAATTAGATTAGGTAATACTAACTATACTCCGTATACAGGTAAAACTGTATCACCCATGTCTTCTCTTACGCAAAAGGCACAAGAACTAGAAACAAGAAGAACTCAAAAAGGAATTCCGTATAGTAATAGTTTAAACACACTGGCTAATAAACCTAATCAAGGTATGTCCCCTGATAATATTCAAGGTCTATTAGCTGGATTACAAGATAAGCATAATAGTTTTAATCGAAATATAACAGAAAGAAGATTAAATAAACAATTCCAATCCTCATTTGATCCTTATCGTGTTCAATACAATAATAGATTTAATACTGATACTGGATTGCGTTTAGAAGACACTAAAGTTGATTTAGAAGAATTAAACGATAAAATCAAAGACTTAGAGCATAATAAGAATAGCACTGCATTTAATGCTATCACTAATTCTTCTATGGGTAAACAAGCTCGTGAAACTAATCTTATTGGCATGCAAAAAGAGTTCGGTACACAAAAGCATGGTATTAATAACATTGGTTTAACTGCTGAAAAAGCTAGATTTGAAGCTGAAAAAAGAGAACCTTACGAACGCCTATCTAATTTACAGAGAATATTGGATGGAACTAACATGGATGAAGAACACCCTGATTTGCTGGCTAATAATGCCAAACAATTAGAAATGGCATTAAAAGCCTATGGTGTTGATACTTCACTGCCTGTGGGTCAATGGGGACAATCAGCTACGCCAAACTTACATACACCAACTTATACTGGTAAATTAACAGAACCAATTAATGATGATATGGCTACTTCATATGGTTTAGCTGAAAATATAAGTCCTAGCTACCAGGATAAAAATTATGCTGAGCGTAAAAATATACGAAAAGAATTAGTTGATGATCCTAATAATGTCGGTAACTTTATAAATGGTGAATTACCAGAAAAACTTGCACCTCGTTATAAATTGATAGATCAAGAAGCAAAACAAAAAGCTAAAGCTGATATGACTTCATTAAATGCTAAATACATAAAACAAGGTATGTACGGTGGTCAATCTCATATTAAATCAGCTTCTGAGCGCATGCAGGAACTAAATAATGCAGCATACGGCACAACTGCTAAAACATTAAATAATGAACTAATATCAGGTGTTAATAGCAAACATAGTGACTCAATAAATAAAATTGACAAATTAAATCAGTACGATCAAATAGCTAATAGTGAATTTGATAACATACTTAATGATATTAAACGCACTAACACTATAGGTATTGATAAATGGAAGAATGACCAACATAATAACGAACAGTTATACAAAGCCTATCATAGTGAAAAAGTTCATCAACAACCAAATCTTTTTAACAATAATAACAGGTTTAACAACGATACTATAAGTAATTTTAACAATCAAGGTATAAATTTATCTCAAATTTCGAACTTACAAGGAAGATATAGTAATCTGAACACTGAGCTAAGATCAAATAATATTGATAATCAAAACACTGAGCTAAGATCAAATAATATTGATAATCAAAACACATACACAACTAATCAAAATAGACTAATTGCAGAACAAGCTGAACAACAAAGAGTAGCTGAAAGACAAAGAGTAGCTGAAAGACAAAGAGTAGCTGAAAGACAAAGAGTAGCTGAACAACAAAGAGTAGCTGAAAGACAAAGAGTAGCTGAAAGACAAAGAGTAGCTGAAAGACAAAGAAATAAACTTGATAAAAGATATGTTGATTATTATTTTTATGATACTGCAAAAATGATACAAGATATAGCAGCTGCCCCTGAACTTCATGATCGTCATGGTTTGTCACATCACCCTGCAGCAAGATTTTTGCGAAGGAATACAAATTATTACACAAAACCTGATGGTTCAGTGAGTAAATATGGTGCATATAACAGAGGGTCTGTGGAAAAATATATGAACAATCCCGATACTTACAAACAACTAACTTATCTTAAAAATTATAGATTTCCTGAAATAAGTAGAAATATAATAGAAGAGGATGAGAGAAATCACCCATATCACTAAACACAAATTAGTTTTGCTAAATATGGAATTGCGGAGTTAATTAACAATCTTGATATAAACTAAATATTGTTGTCTAAACAAATAAAGTTCATTCAACCAATTATTTAAGTTAAAACAATCTTGTTCGTTTTTACATAATCGTTCTATTTCTAATGCCACTTTATCACCACCTAGTGGCATTAGAGGTAAATCATTCCCTTTTAGGCAAGTATTATAAGTTTTTGTTGCGCAACCGTTCAACATTGCCAGTAATATCAGAAGGCTTAGTTTTTTGGATAACATTTATTATCTCTTTCTTTACTTGAATGTTTTTAGATTGTTGAATAACTTCTTTATTTAAACTATCATTTTGTTTTGACAATTTACTATTTCTACCCACTAAATAAAGAGTAAATAACCCCATTAAACCTGTAACTATAGATTTTATATTTGCAAATATAAAATTAAACATCATTTACCTCTTTATTCCACAGTTCAACTTCAGCAAATCTTCTATTTTCTAAACCTTTTAATCTTACCTTACCTGTATAAACCCATCTCATAAACTGAGCCGGCACTTTATATAACGATCCGTCATTTAAAAACTTAAGCAACGTAGAAGCTTTGAAGTTAGTAGCCCCAATATTAAACACTAAACATACTAGTGCGTCAAATTGGTTTTGATTTATAGTAGTTTTTACGTAATTATTTACAGCTTCTTCTGCCCATTTAACGTCATTATGTAATAACTCTTCTGCTTTTGATAAAGTTATGGGCTGTTCAATCTGTTCAAGAGGTTTAATAACATGTCCCCACCCTATAGTGTTCTTACCTGCTGAGCATTTGTAAGAGATACTAGCAAACCCACCCTTAGGTGCTTGTTCCCATTTCTTTAATAAATCTATTCCCTTTTTACCTATTTTCATAGACATTTTATATAGTTACTTTATAATTTAAAATATTCTAATATTAATTCACAATATAGTAAATGTATAAATATATAATCTTAATTTTGCTTACATCTTCAACAGCATATGCTACTAATGGAGAAAAATTTTATGTTAAAATGGGAGTAGGATTAAATCAAATAAGCCCTATTCACTTCCAAACTAATGACCTTAATGGTAAAATTAAATTGGCGAGTAGATTTCCATTAATTCAAGTAGGAACTGGTTATGACTTAACAGAATCAATTCGTACTGAATTATCTTTAGATCATTATTTTTTATTCTTATCAGATGAAGTTTCTACTAACGCATCTGGTGATGCTTTTAAACTTAATTATAAAACAAAAATTAGTGCAGCTATGCTTAATGGATACAAGGATATAACCAATTTGGGTATCTTTACCCCTTTTATTGGCGGGGGAATCGGTGTTAGCTTTTTACAGGATAAAGCTACAGGTATTGGAACAAATACTGAGAGTGAAATTTCTGAAATAATTATTCCAATGTATAGTCAAAAAGTATATAGATTTGCATACAAACTTACTGCTGGTGTTGATATTGATTTAACCGATAATTCTACTATTGAGCTAAGTTATAATTATCTAAATCTAGGACGTAATAAACCAAGGATGCTAGAAAGTATGATTGCAAGAGATTACCTTGTACACAACTTAACTACTAGCGTTAGATTTAATTTTTAATCTATAAATATGAAAAGAGTACTTCAATCTCGTCTTAACCCACCAGTTAAACCTGAACCAGAAATAATTATAAAGGAAGTTATTAAAGAGGTTCTTGTTTATCAACCTGCTCAAATAATTACTAAAGAGGTAATTAAGGAAGTACCTGTATATCAACCTGCTCAAATAATTAATAAAGAAATTATCAAAGAAGTTATTAAAGAAATACAAGATCCTCGTTTGATTGAGGAATTAAGTGATTTAAAACAACAATTAGCAAAAAAGGATGAGTTATTTAACCAAACAAACTTTGAAAAAAATTCTTTAATAAATGAAATAAAAGGATTAAAGGAAGATAAAATTGATTTAAGAGCTGATAAAATAAGGCTTCATGAAGAAATTGGCTTTTTGCGCAAATCAGAATTAATACACAAAGAACAACTTTTACATAAAACTTTAGAATTAGAGCAATTAAGTAAAATGTTTAATGAGATTAGTGTCCTTAATAGTAGTCTATTAGTTCAAGAAGAAAAAATAGAACCTATTATTGCTGAGAATAAAAATCTTTTAGATGAATTAATGCCTAATCAAACTGTAGAATCAATATTTCCTAGTAGTAATGATATTGTAGAATCTAAAGAAATTGAAAAGAGCGAATTACTTGGTGAAGAATTAGACTCATTTAGTTTAATAAATTAATCATGATCTAATTCATTAAAGTCAATATCTAAACCAGTTTCATCTTTAATGATTTTTTCTGTAATTTCTTCTATTGGATTATTATCACCAAGGAAATAATTAGAACTTATACCAATCAAAGCTACTATTAAGATTAAAAAATACTTAGTGTATATTATCTTTAATAAAAATTCTTTCATGTTAATTCTTCTCTTTCAATATTTTAAATAAGTTTTCTTGTGTTATGTTCTTTTGATTTAATACCTTCATTAGCTGTTCGTCTTTACATTTAGCGGCTACTAAATGGTAAATCAAGACTGGTTTAGTTTGACCTTGACGATGAAGCCTTGCGTTGAACTGCAAATAACTCTCTAAATTCCATGTCAAACCAAACCAAATAATTATCCTGCCACCTTTTTGTAAGTTAAGACCTTTAGCTGTACTACACTGGCACAATAACATCTTTATCTCACCATTAGACCACTTTTTTTCTGTTTCAGTTATATTCTTACTATTAAGTGTAATAGCTTGCCTAAAACGCTTCTTTATTCGTTCTTCATCTGATTTGAAGTTAAACGCTACTAATATATTCTCATCGGGATAATTGTTGATAAGTTCTTCTAGCTGATCTAGCTTATTACTATGTATCTCAACATAATCACGATCCTCATTATATACTGCTCCATTACAATATTGAAGTAGCTTATTAGATAAGACACCAGCATTAACGGCAGTTAGTTCTTCACTGTTTATTTGTAAATAAAATTCTTTTTCGTATTGTTTGTAGAGGTCATAATTATCTATTACCACACTGATTGTGTTCATAATCTTATCTGGCAAATTGAGATAATCTTCTGACTTCATACTAAGCCAGTTCTTAGCTAGCAAATCACTTATGTACTCTGGGTATTTACAGATATATTTATAACCATTAAAATCTGTACTAAAATACATGGTTCTATAAGTCGTTATATTCTTACCAAGTAACTCACCATGGTCAATTAGATATTGTTGCGGCCATATATCAATATGGCCGTTAGGGATAGGTGTGCCAGTAAGTAATACGATATATCGGCAAATAAACTTCTTTAAAGCTTTAAATCGCTGTGAAGCATGGCTTTTAAAACCCGAACTCTCATCTACAATAATCATCCCATACTTAGAATAACCATTAGTAAGCATCCATGGTACATTTTCTTGATTAATGATGTAAACATCAACATCTAAATTTAACGCTTCCTTGCGCTGAGCAGCGTTACCACAGCAAATTGTGTAAGTAAGATGTTTAGTATGTTCCCAGTTTAATAATTCGTTATGCCACACATTCTTGGCAACATTTAACGGTGCTATAATAAGTAACTTTTTAACATATATATTATGTATCTTGGTAAAAGCGGTAAGTGAAGTTATAGTTTTACCAAGACCCATATCAAGATTAAGACCGCATCTTTTTTTATTAAGTATGTAGTTTACAGCCCTTAATTGATAATCTCGTAAGTTTGATTCGTTAAGCATCTTCAAATAATGGGTGGATTTCATTTAGTTTTTTTTCAAAATCATCATAACTATTAGACAACTTCATTAATGTTACAACCGATCCCAAATGTTCTTTTAGTTTATAATAACCAATGTCATGAGTTAAACTTTGATGCAACCTAGCTGTTTTATGCCCATTCTTACTGACAGGTGTAACTTCTTTTAGATTAATAAGTATTTTAGGAGCTAATCTTTTATATACAATATTATTTGTCAAATGACCAAAATATGAAGGTATATTTACACTTGGAAATTCTAAATTACGTAATCTAAATAATTGTTTATAAAATTCATAGGGAAATGTTTTTAACCATGGACGTAGTTCATCTGAAATAAATTGTTCAAGAATAATTGCTAATGCGTTACGCTCCCTATCTTCTTGGTATCCTGTAGCTTCGTCAACTAACGCAATTATACCTACTTTAGCAACCGCTCTTATTATTATTTCACATTGATTGGCCAATTCTTTTTGTTTAGGTGTTAAATGAGTCTTGGAATTATTTCTAGCGGTAATTACAGCATCACAAAGATCAATTAGTACAGTAGCTTCATAACCTGAAGTTTTTCTATTATTAAGTGCTTTAAAAATAATTGGGTTTTCTAACGCATATCGTAATTCAGGATTTACAAATTCATTTAAAAATTTTACATTTATTATTTCAGTAATTCTATTTCCACCTTTATCGCTTCTCCCTAATGCACCAGCCATACTAGATTGAATTAAAACTCTTTTCCCATTGTCTAACACAAAACATGGAATTTTAATATTACCAATTATCAAGGGATTTTCTTCAGCACTATATGTTGCTTTCGGAGTCAATTTACCACATCTACTTTTAGATGCCTTAACAGCTATTTCTACTCTACGCTCTTTTGTTAAGGATAATGCCCTAGCTTTACCACCTTTATATTTTTTTGATTCTTTCATGTTAACCTCAATAATTTAAGTTGAACTAACAACATAACTTACATAAATTTACAATGCAAGTTATTATTTTACATAAACATGAGAAAATTAAATTTACATAAAGATATTGTAGGTAAATAATCTCTATTTACAAATAGAAACAGAAAATGGCCTGATAAAATGAAAGTAATCATCTTACAAATATTTTTATTGCAAGATAATTATTTTAATATCTTGCAATAATATGTAAAAAACAATGAAATTGCCGCGCAGAGATTTCAGCACTCAACTAAAGAACCCTTCAGTAAAGTTAATATTTGTAAACCTACTTCAACACTATTAATTATAAAAACACCAACACCATAGTTGCAAATATCTTTTATTGTTTTTTCTTGTAATTTTGTTACTTTACCTTTCGCAGATTTGAATTCTATAAAAAATACTTCACCATGGGAGCTTATGAATATTCTATCTGGCACACCTCTATTTGATGGCGAGCTAAATTTATAAGTTAAAAATCCTAACTCTTTAGCTTTTTTTACAACTTTACTTTCTATTTGCCTTTCTTTCATTTTTAATTTTTATCTGAAACTCTATCTTCTCTAAGTTTACGATATTTAGCAAACGCAATAGCCTCATCTCTTTTAGCTATTCTAGCTGCATAATCTCTATCTTCCTTAGATTCTTTCCATCGTTCTTCTAGTTTAATCTTTATAACTTCATCGTGCGTGTTAATTCGTACCATATTATTTAACCTGATATTTGTATCTAAATTCAAAAAATTTTACTATAAGTGCAGATAATATACTTGGTATAAATAAAAATACCCCAAATTTTAAAAATCCTATAAAACCATTCGGCACATTCAACCATAAATCACATATCAACAGTGTTAATAAGGCTGAAAGTATAGAACTTAAAAGTACAATATTTAACCATGTATAAAAATTAAATTTGTTAGAAAGTACAATAGTTATTCCTTCATCAGGAAAATTATTGTTAATATAATCTACTGTCTCTTCTTTAGTTAAATTACGTTTTTTCATACTTTCACCCCCAATGATTCTAACAATTCATATGTTTTAGTTATATATTTTTCATAATGAATATCTGCTATTTTATCTTCCATATTCATTATTGGAAACGCATCATCAGTGTTAGCTACTTTATCCCCTTTTGGGTTAGTTATAGGTTCACCTTGTGTCGACCAATACCATCTTACTACTTTACCTAAGTATTCACCTTTCCAATAGCCCCCTTTCGCACATTTACGCACCATAATAAAGTTAGAAGGATCTTTTTTAGCGGTCATGATCGTATCTTCAACTTTTCTTTTGTCTAACAGATAAGAAAAGATAGCTTCTTTACATATTTTAATAGCTGGATTTCTTGATATATCATCACTGCCAAATAAACCCTTACACTTTAAAGTTCCATCTTCTTTAATGGCAATGTAAGAATTTACGCTTTGATTATGTAGTGATTTATATCTAACTTCTTCTGTTTTGAAATTTACTTTATCTTCCCAGCTTTTTACTATTTTTCTAAAGAAATCATACTTATCTTTTTTAACTTTTACTGTTATACCATCAGTATTAGTGCTAAGTACATTATAGCCATATTCTTCTAACTTCTCTATCAACATTAATATACTAAGTTGCCCTGTTATAGTGGTATGAATTAGTAATTTTGGTGAATATAAACTACTATATTGATCTCCGAACTTACCGAAACTACCATTGAGAATAATCTTATAAACGTTAGCTTTGCTGACATTGTTTTCTTTTTTAGCTATAATTCTATCGTCATATATTTTTTGATAAAACTCTAAAAATTCTTCTGTATTATAATTATCAGGGCAGTACTTATTATTCAAAATAATAGTTGGATAATAACTAACAACATCTATATCAATAATATACTCATCATCAGCAGCAAACACAGTTCTTGCTTCTTCTTTTGAATGCAAGCCACCAATACCACAAGAATATGGTACATCGTTTATTATCACATCAGTAACGATACCTTTCTCAAGCAACCTATCACCAGCTACACCTTTAAACTCAATCTCAGTAAACTTAACTAATAAATTATTTAGATTATCAGAATTAAACTTTATATAATCTGGTGGTGTATATTTAAACTCAAAACTAGTTATTTTCTTTTTTGATGACACTAATTGTTTATTTATCAAGACTTCTGCTATTTGAGCATCTGACTTACTTCTAACATCAACCTTATACTCATCGTTAATAGCCGTTCTAATATCTATTTCATTCTTTAAATGTAAATATAGATTTTTAGTTATATCAACGTCATTAGAGCAATATTTTTTTATTATTGCTTTGTCTTCTTGAGTCAAAGATGTACTAGGGTCATAAGGTAAATCTTGTAGATAAGGCGTATTAATTCTCGCCCCATACATCTTTAGTCCATTCTTACCGATAGCTACATTTATTA